TTGGCGCGGGGCGAATCTGAAGCAGTCGCTTATCTCAGTGGCTATCAAGCCTTGGAGAAAGCGGGTTTTGATGTTTATGGTACTTCCGACGTGGCCAAAGATGCTGGCGCTGACGACGAGTTCTCCATGTCCTTTGAGATCGAGAAAATGGGCGATGACCAGCAAGTGGCATACGGGTGGGCGTCCGTGATTGATATCAACGGGGAACCCGTGACCGATCTCCAGGGAGATGAAATCAGTGCCGATGAGCTGTGCAACGCAGCGCACAATTTCATGAAAAATTATCGCCAGGGGAAGGAACTGCATATTGCCTCTCAACAAGACGGGGTGGGCAATGTGGGCACCGTGGTAGAGAGCATGGTCTTCACTAAGGAAGTCCAAAAATCGCTCGGAATTGACCTAAAAAAGACAGGTTGGTATATCGGTGTTAAAATCGAAGATGATAAGGTACTTGCCAAGGTTAAGTCAGGTGAGTACAGGGCTTTCAGCTTCGGTGGGAATGGTGAGAGAGTACCGGTGGGTGAGTGATAAATGAGTAGTCCTGATTCCGGGGACGTGCATGTAAACGTACCGCTCGGTGGCAAGCAGAAGAAGCGTACCCAGTTAAAGAATTTGGTGATTAAGGAAGTGTCCTTTTGCGGCACACCTGCCAATCAACACGCGAAAATCACACTTTATAAAAGTTCAGAGGGGAATGACAACGTGACTATCGACGAAATCAAAAAACAGTTGGAAAAAGTAGAAGCCGAAAAAGCGGCTCTGGAAAAAGCCAAAGCTGAAAGCGATGCCGCGTTGGAAAAATCCCTGGCTGACCTGAAAGCCGCTGCTGCTGCCAAAAAACCCAAAGGCAAAGAAGCTGAAGCTGAAGGCGATAACGAAGATGTGGCTAAGTCCATCGAGCTGGCTAAAGCTGTTGAAGTTTTGCAAAAACAGAACGAAGAACTGGCCAAGAAAAACGAAGCCAACGAAATCGCGCTGGCCAAAGAAGTCGCTCACCGCGAGTTCGCTGAATTGACCAAACGTGCCGCTGCCGAACTGCCTAACCTGCCGGGTACTCCCGAGGCCAAAGCTCAATTGCTGAAAAGCACCGAAGCTCTGGGCGATGATGCTGTGAAAATCCTCAAGGCCGCTGATGCCGCTATGAGCAAGAATTTCACCGAGCTGGGCTCCAGCAAGCGCATCGAGAAAACCGGTGGTGAAGCCCAACTGGAAAAAATGGCACACGAATTTGCTGCCAGCAATAAAGTGACTTTCGCCAAAGCCTATACTGCGGTATTGGGCAGCCCCGAAGGTCGTAAAATCTACGCTGAGCTGAACGAGAAGAAGTAATAGGGTGGGCGCTGCAAAGCGCCCTTCCAACAAATTTAACGAGTGGGTGAGAGTTTTAGAGGGGTATCTATAAATGTCTTTCGAGCAGGATTTACGTTCGATCACTTTGGTTGCTGCTGCCGACCTGTCTGCAAAACAATACCGTTTTGTAAAAGTTGACAGCACCGGCAAAGCCGCCCTGAGTGGCGTGGGTGCAAGCGATACCAGCGTTGGTGTGCTGCAAAACAACCCGACTTCCGGTCAAATGGCTACCGTTGGTTATACCGGCGTGAGCAAAGTTTTGGCACTGGGTGTTATCGCTCCTGGCGCACTGGTAACTTCCGACGCAAACGGTAAAGCGACGACCGCCACCACTGGTGATCAAGTTCGCGGTATCGCAATGAACGAAGCCAACACCGCCGCTGGCGACATCTTCCCGGTAATGCTTTTACCAATCGGCAAAATCTAAAACCATCCCGGACGTTCCGGGTAAGTGAGTGAGTGAAATTTAGGTTAAATTGAGGGGACAGTAGGGATGAATCCGACTCCATCAGATGTTCACGTTAATGCGCCGCTGACTCAGATCAGCATCGCATTCCAACAGGACGCTGCGAACTTCGTGGCAGACAAGGTTTTCCCTGTCGTGCCCGTGGCCAAACAGTCCGACCGTTACTACACCTACGACCGTGGTTCTTTCAACCGCGACGAGGCTAAAAAACGGGCTCCTGGTACTGAATCCGCTGGCGGTGGCTACAACATCGACAATACTCCAACGTATTACGCCGATGTTTGGGCTTTCCACGAGGATGTTTCCGATCAGGTTCGCGCCAACGCTGACGCGGTTATCAACCCTGATCGTGACGCAACCGAGTACGTCACCGGCAAGCTGTTGCTGAAACGCGAAAAACAGCTTATGTCCAATTACTTCACCACCGGCAAATGGACTACCGACATCACTGGTGTTGCCTCGGCTCCCAGCGGCGTCCAGACCATTCAGTGGAGTGATTACACCAGCTCCGATCCAATCGTAGACCTGCGTCGGCAGATCACGTTGATGTTGCAGTCTACAGGCTTCAAGCCCAACACTTTGCTGCTTGGCCAACAGGTGTTAGACGCTCTGGTAGACCATCCTGACGTTATCGATCGTGTAAAATACGGTCAGACGCCCGGAAGCCCGGCTACCGTTAACGAAAACACGCTCGCAGCCATCCTCGGCATCAATCGGGTAATGGTTTCCTGCGCGATTGAGAACACCGCTGCTGAAGGTCAAACCAACGCCCACAGCTTCCTGGCTGGCAAGGGCGCTCTGTTGACCTACGCCGCTCCTAATCCCGGTCTGAAGACGCCTACCGGCGGTTACACCTTCGCCTGGACTGGTCTGTATGGCGCAGAAGCTACCGGTGGCCGCATCAAGAAATTCCGTATGGATCATATCGAATCCGACCGTATCGAAGGCGAGATGGCATTTGACCTTAAACTGGTCGCTGCCGACCTGGGCTGCTTCTTCGCTTCCATCGTAGCGTAATCGGGTTAAAGAATTGAGTGGGGCGGCCTTGAAAACCGCCTCACTCAATAACAAATCAGGTGAGTATGCTTCAGAAATCAGAAATTTTTTATACCGAAAAGCCAGTCTACGTGCTCAAGCCGTTCAAGGCTTTCGGCCAACAGTTTTCAACGGGTGAACTCTTCAATTGGAGACGCCACAGCATGACCAAGCGTCGTGTGGCCCAGATGTTCTTCACCCGCCAGCTTTCTCACGGCGGCGTCATTTCGGATGAAATGAAACAATACGTTCCCGCTGCCGCGCTCCTGGATCTCGGTTATTCCGCCGAGGACGTGAACGACAAATTCGACAAAGAACAAATCAAAGCGATTAACGCCACCGAATCCAAGGATGCCTTAAACGCCCTCCTGGAGAGTTTCCAGACCGAGAAACCAAAAGTTAAAAGCGGTACGAAAGGAAGAAAATAATGTCCAAGGATCTGAATAACATTCCAGGTAGCAAAGCCTTCCGTAAAATCATCAACGTGTTGAAGAACGCTACCCGTTCGACCACTACCGCTATCAGCGTCGCTGACACTGTTTCCGTGACCGAACTGGAATTCATTTCCAGCACCCGCAAACCCGTGAAGGTGAAAAAGATTGCCCTGGCTGCCGTGGATACTGCGGGCGGTATTGG